CTAAATCTCTGTAAACAAAGTCACAAGCTCCTGCCCATCCTCCTTTGAATGTAGTATAAAGAAATGCTTCGTTGTCTACAACTTCTGAGATATTTTCCCAGAACTTAGCATGATAGAAATTCCAGAATAGATTTCTCCCTTTCTCAACATATTTTAAGAATTTTCCGCCTTCCCTTCTAGCTTCTTCGATTGCAAAGATCTGTGCTTTCTTCAATGATCTGTCCACGTCTTTTTCTTTTGCCCACTCTAAAAGAAAAAGCTCCAGCATTGTGTGCATGACAGTTCCTCTTTCTGCAGCATCATGTAGTATCTTTTCCCATCTTTTCTCGCCGAATTCCTTCTTAAGCTTTTCGTATTTTTTGTTTTCTACTAGCTTTAATATAGTAGTAACTGATGGTAAAATTAAAGGAGCCTCAGAGGCTCCTTCTATTATGTAAGCTCTACCCCAAGGGTATGCTTGTCTTGTTATGTTTATATCAGAAGATAAATTCATAGAGATTAATTAGTTGTGATGCTATCCATCCTAAAAATCCAAATTTTGCTTGGGACCAAATAAGTACTAGAATTAATAATATTCGATAGATAACCCATCTTAATGATAGTCTTTGGAAATATGGAGTATACGTTAATAGATATGATAGAGATCCTGGTATTGGATTAATACTGGGTAGTATAATCTCGTGAAGGTTTAAGCTTGTTAAATATTCATTTAAAGGCTTGGATTCTTCAATTACAAAAGCGGGTCTAATTTCTTCTGGCGTATCGGGGGAATAAATAACTTCAGGAGGTAAATTTACTACTGTGTATATTCTTCCCACCCAATCCACTCTTAATTTAAACTTTTTCCATTCTATACTATTCTCGTTATTCTTTATGATCCTACGGATATAAAGATAATTTTTAATATCTATTACGATTCTTTTGAAAGGATAATTCATAAATCTTTTCTATTTTTAGATTAAACTGAAGGAAAAGTTACAAAACGATTAATCGTTAAAAGTTAAATTAACTCCAGGAAACATCTCCCTAACTTTTAATCTCGCTCTTCTTATTCTAGTAGCAATAGCTCTTTTTTTCATACCATGTTTATCTGCTATTTCTTGGTATTTCATTCTTAGTATCTCTCTATCAAAGAGTATATCCTTATAGATGTCAGGCAGATCCTTCATTCTTTCTAACACATTTTCGTATAGATCTTCCATTTCGTCAGTATCACTACTAATATAATCGCAATTGTATATGTTATCCTTATAATGACTTACCTTTTGTACTGGATTATCGCCATCATCGTTATTTCTAACTATTTCTTGTATGATTGGCATATATCGGTCCTCACTCTTTTTTATTACTAAAGATTCGTTTCTTGCTATATTGTATACCCATGTAGAAAAGTTACCCCTTTGTGGATCATACTGTGATATCTTGGTCCATATCTTAGCCATTGTATTTGACACTGCATCTTCTGCTGCATCTGTATCCATTAATATGGATTTACAATGATTTAATAATCCCGGTTTAATTCTTTTATACAATTCCACGAAGTCTTTATCTGAGGACGTCCTCATAAAGCTTTCTGCTAATTCCTGAATGTTTTTTACTGCCATTTTTTCTAATTTTTTTAAATTTCCATTTGTTTTATTTCTATACCTGCTTCTTGAAAAAGTTTAAAGGAATCTGTTTTTCTATAAACTTCTGAGTATACTATTCTTTTAATTCCTGCCTGAATTATAAGTTTAGCACAATCGAAACATGGGGAGAGAGTCACGTAAAGTGTTGAACCTTCTGCACTGTTTGTACTTTTAGCTATTTTGGTAATAGCATTGGCTTCAGCGTGTAATACTGTGGGTAATGTGTTGTTGTCACAATCTTCACAATTGTTGGAAAATCCGGATGGTGTTCCGTTGTATCCATCAGATATAATTTGTCGATTATTAACAATAAGACATCCGACCTGACTTCTCTTACAATGAGAATTCTCGGCCCATATCTTAGCCATTTTTAAGTATAAACGATCGACCTTATTCTGCTTGTCCTGTGGTAGGCTCTGATTGCTCATCAGCTTGAGATTTTAAAGGTGTAACTTCAACTTTATATCTTTCTACGATGTTGAATACATCCCTTAATCTGAATGAGCCCAATAGATTCAATATTTCATTAACTTCTTCCTCGGTAAATTCTAATTTTTTTTCATCGCTTAAAATTTCTAGACATTTTTGATAATTCCCAAACTCCTTTAGGAATTCTAATGAAGCCTGCCTTAGCTCCTTAGTGATCTCATAATTTTTACTCATTTTTATTTATTTAGTTTTGGTTTTTTACAAATATATTACATTGTTCTCAAAAAGTAAACCCCCTAGTCGATTTTTTTTGACATTGATGTTACTAATAAAGGTCCTTGCATAGTATTATTTAGTTGAGTCAGTAGCGTAACCATAGTTTCCATTGTTTTGTTTAAGTCTTCATTACCCGTAGAACTAACGGTTTCTTTTGGAGATTCGCCTTTGTTTTGTTCGTTTCCTGATGTGGAATTGAGACTTGCCGTTTCTGCCGATACCTTAGTTACTGTCTCAGAACTCACTGGCGTTGTAGTAGCGGGCTTAGGTTCTTCTGCTGGTTTATTTTCTGCAGAAGGAGTCACACTACCTAACTTTTGTGTTTCTGTTTCTTTTATACCAGTAGATTGCGAAGAAGTTTCATTCTTAGCTGATAAATTTTCTACAGTGCTAGTAGAAGTTCCTCCCGGTGAAGCTTTCGTAGTAAATCCAAGGGATTCTAAATTTTTATCTATTGCTGAAGATACATCTGTACTTGTTGAAGTTGCAGAAGATATTTTACTTTCTAAAGATTGTGCTGCTCCAGTTGTTCCTGCTCCAGTTCCCCCTGCTCCAGTTCCACCTGCTCCAGTTCCCCCAGTTCCACCTGCTCCTGATTTTACTCCAAAAAGATTTGATATTAAGCTATCAATCTTAGAAGATGCTTCAGAAGACGCAGGCCCTGTTGTAGTGGCTGGTGTATTGCCTCCAGCTGCTCCCTCAACCTTTTTAGATTCCTCTGTTGGTTTATTTAGAGTAGTTTCTTGTGTGCTTCCTTGTGTAGCTGTATTAGCTCCTCCAGTAGTTCCTGCAGTTGATGTAGTTTCTGTTTTAGCTGGTTCTACAGGGGTTCCTCCAGTTTCTCCCTTGGGTCCTTCTTTTTTCTCCCCCATCTTTTGTTCCTCAGCAGCTGTAGTGGAAGGGGTTTCTGCTTTTTTTTCTTCAGCTGGAGCTTTAGCACCTTCAACAGATCCCTTTTGATCTATTTCTAAAAGTTTAGCTAAACTTTCGTCGTATTTTTTAGACATAGCTAAAACGCTTTCGCTATTGAATCCTTCAGATTCTAGAATTTTAGCTATAGCGGACAGCATTGCACTATTCTCCGGATTATTTAGATATTGTAATGTTTGTGCTGGAATTGACTCTTTGCTATTAAAATCATTTAATAAAAGCCAAAATCCGTCTAATACTGAATCAAACTTAAACTTATCCTCTTTGATCTTACTATCAAAATCGCTTTTTACGTCTTCGTAAGCATCAAAATCCTTAAAGCTGTCAAATCCAACATTTTCTAAAATCTCAGTAACTTTACCAGTTTTAAGTATTGCTGCATTAGCAATCTTTTTCTCTGCATATTTCTTAGACATTTCGAAAATTTCTTTTCCGTCTACTGCTTCACCTTTGTCTATTTGATTCTGTAGAGATTTTGAATATAATCCTGAAGGCGAACGAGCTTCTCTATAAAATACACTTTTAGGATCATAAGCAGGATCTAATGCTTTTAAATTTTGTTCAAAAGAACCTTTGAAAAATTTCTTTGCTGCATCTCCTACACTATTTGCTTCTTTTAAAGTATCAGCAGTTTCTGGGTTTATATTAGCACCCATGCTAGACTGTAGATCCGCATTAAATTTAGCTCTGTCAAAAGCACCGCCTTCAGTTTTAAAAACTGGAAATCCTGATCCTGTTTCTCCTGCCAAAATGTTTTTTTATTTATATACCTAAAAAGCCAAAAAGTTTAACTTTTTGGCTTTGAAAATGAAAATGCTTCAACTAAATCTCCTTGTTCAGATTTTTTGTTATCTCTTTCTATCTTTTCGTTTAGCTTATCTATATAGATTTGATATTCGTAGAAAGGTAAAGCTTCTAAAGAATCTATTGATAGCTTAAACTCTTCCCATAATCTAAATTTGATATCAAAGTAATTGGCTAAGGATATCTGAAATAACGAAAAGGGATCTGTATCCTCTGGGAAATGATATTTCTGCTGTGACCTCCCCATCACAGCTAGAACATTTACTATAGATTCTTGATTTAGTTGCAAAATTTATTTTTTCACTAATCTGATCCGCAATTGAAAATTGTAAAGGAGACCATTCATTAGATGCTCTTTCATATTGATCGTAAAGAATTTCATCTAGATTTCTCCAATCCGGAATAATAAAACTTGCAACCTTCGAGAAGCTCTCATCGAATTTTTTCCCTTTCTTTCTTTTTTCTGAAAGTATTTTTCTACATAAAGTAGTAACACCTACAGTAGGAATATAAAGATCCATTTCTGGGCTTCCGTCTTTTGGAATAAATCTAAAAGAATAGGTATCTTTATTATATCTTTTTAGCAGCTCTGGATCTATTACAAAGCTATCTAGAAGATTAGATTTTAATTCTATCTGATCTGCTATATTACAATCAGGTTTTGTACAATTTTTAGTTAATGGAAGAAGTATTCTATTTTCACCTTTAATAAATGTTAGATCTCTTATAGACATTATAATGAAAAATCTATCTTCATACCATAGATCATAATTTTCAAGGAATCCACCGTCCCATCTTATCTTCATACATTTAGATAGTATAGTATTTAGCTTGTCGTCTAAATCTATTCTATCGTCATCATCTACTGTGGAAAAATGTCTAATCTCTTTAACAGATGCAGGTTTAATAGCAATTTCGAATCCTTCTGGATATCCAAATCCTTTAGAAGGTAAAGATTCTGGTGGAAGATTCTTCCATTCACTTTCCATGCCCATTGGAACTCTAGTAGATTTTCCTAGATTAAGATTGTTATTTTGATCTGCTTTTTCTATTAATTGCTCCGCTGAAGGCTTTTGATAATCTTGTGGGATCCAAGATGGGATATTTACATTATCTACATCCGGATCTGGTGTAGATTCTTGTTGTAATTGATCGTACTCAAATTTTGAACCTTCTTCTCTTTTGCTAAGTTCATTTAATAATTCGTCGTCTATATTGTCAACCATTTCATTTGCTTATATTTCTTTTACTACTTTTTATCGTTAAGTTTCCTAATCGATTAAAATAAAAAATGGAGACTCAGGGTCTCCATTTATATATTTATTTTAAGAAAATGCTAAGAAATGCTAAGAATTAATTGAATACATCTTCAAAATAGTCTGCTCTAAATGATAGTGATATTTTGTAAGGTGTTGTTCCGTTTGTGTAATCTAAGTCCATTGCTTTAATTTGATCTACTGGGAAGCAATTAACTAATTTAACTCTTCTAAATACATCTCCTTGTTTATTGAAGATAGAGACAAGTATGTAAGTTCCTCCAGCATAGGTAGATTTTATACCAGTAGCACCAGTTAAAGGATTGTAAACTAAGTCAGACCATTGTCTAAGTGTTTTGAACACGTAGTTACTGTTGTTGTCGTCTAAGTTGGTTTCAAAATCGATTCTAACTTTTACCCCAGTATCATCAACAGCTGCTGCTGCATATCTTCTTTTAGAGAACTTGTATCTTTGTTCTGCTATTCCTGGGTTTTTATCAACCGCAAGACCAGCTACTGATAGAACGTTTTCTACTAGTAGTGTTCTTCCGCCGTTTCCTTGCGGATTTCCTACACCAACTGGAGGTTGAATAATAACCTCGAACTGGTTAAGATAAACTGGTTCGTATAATTGAACCGCTGCCTTTGAGGAGCTAAAATGTGGTAATCCTGCCATTTCTTTTTAATTATATAAATACGTCATCAAAGTAATCAACTGCCCAAGTAACATTTAATTTGTAAATAGACGTTTGAGTGTAATTTAAAGCCATCTCAGGAATAGGTGTACTAGGAAAGCAATCTCTAAGGTTAATCTTTCTATAAACATCTCCTTGTTTATTGAAGACGTTGATTAGGATATTACCCGCATAGTTTGCTTTTAATCCCATTGCACCTGTTAGAGGATTGTAAATTAAATCTGACCACTGACGAAGTACTTTAAAAACATACATTGAATTGTCATCATTTAAGTTGACTTCAAACTCTATATCACAATCTAAACCAGTTCTTTGAGGAGCTGCTCCCGCGTAATATCTTTTAGCAAATTTATATTGCTGTGTTATTTCTCCAGGGTTTTGATCTACCTGTAATCCAGAAACTCTAGTTACTTGTTCTAAAAGTATATTATTACTTCCAGGATTTCCTTGCGGAATAGCCACACCTGTAGGTGGACTTATAGTAACCTCAAACTGGTTGAGGAAAACTGGTTCGAACTTGTTAATAGAAGCCTTCGAACTTGAATAGTGTGGTAATCCTGCCATGTTTTTATTTTATATATTTAACATTCTTTTTGATCATCAAATTTATTAACTAAATTGGATAAATCCTCCAGAAGCAATACCACCTGTTCTAGTAACTGTCATTCTATTAATAAACTTATGAATTCCTCTTGCAGGCTCGATAATAACGTCGATGATACCGATATTTTGATCGATGATTGCAGGAGTATTGTTCGAAGAGTCCATAATAGTTAAGTAGTTATAAATACCTCCTACTGATCTTACTCCAGTTAAGTAGTTGTCTACTAAAGTTTTAATCTCAAGTCTTACTGAATCTTCGTTGAAATCGAAAACGTAGTTTGCTAAGATCTCTTCAATTGCAGATTCTACTGTGATTAATAAATCTCTAACGTGTAAGTTATTAAATGCTGAGTTAGTTCTTTGGTAGCTTGTTTGGTTACCGTAGATAACTACACCAACTCCTCTTTTACGGATGATTGGGTTGATACCAAATGGCTCTAAGTATTCTCTATCTTGAAGATCGAAGTCATACTCAAGTCCAACTAAGTTACCAGCTGAAATAATACCTCTTTTAACACCTGCTACGATTGAATAAGGTTCACCTGTGATAAACTTACGGATGAAGTTATTAGATACGTATGGTGCTGGTGGAACGTTTAAGTTTTTACCGTTATCTCTAATCGTTAAGAACGGAGAGAAGAATCCAGAGAATTTAGCTCCTTGATCTTCGTCAGGAAGAGAGAATGTGAATGAAGGATTTAAACTTAAATTACCTCCGTCTGCGATATATCTAGCTTGTAAAATTGGTGCTGGATCTGTTGCAGTAGGTGCAGAAGTAAATCTAGGATCTTGTGATTCTGAGAATTTCTGCATTGAGGGTACGTTACAGATTGCCATACATTTTTGTCTGTTCTTAGCAAGTCTTGTAAGTTGGTATTTACAGTTTGGTTGAATACCTCCGTCAAATGTATCTACCACATATCTGAATGTAATAACGTCAGTGTCTGCAAGAGTTCTAGCTAAGTTAGTATTGTAAAGTACATCTAAAATAGCATTCATTCTTACATCTGTTCCATTTGGAACTGAAGCTGCTTTAATAGCTGCTCCTGGTAGATACGTAAAGTTGAATGATGTAACAAACTCTTGTACAGATTTGAACTTCCATACTCTTGTGGTTGTACCAGGATAAAGCTGAATAGGTCTTTCTGTCTTAACTTGGATTGTATAAACTCCAGGTGAAGAAGCAGAAGCTACAGTTTTAACTTCAAGTACTCTTGTTAGTCTAGACTGTAAATTTTCAGTTAACGGATTATCATAAGTCTGAGTGTCAGTAGAAACTAATAGATCTCCTACTTTAATACCCGATGAATTAGCCTCAGCAACTGTCATTTCAATAATGTTAGGTGCTAACTGAGTAATAATATCAACATAATCGCTAAGATTACCGTTAGTTGAAACGACATTAAAGCTTAAACCTGTTGTTAAGTTTGTACCTATAGGAAGCGAACTAACATAAGTTGTGTTCCAAGTTGCAATAACTTCTGGTGTTGTAAATGTATCATCAGCATACGCTCTGCATACTAGGATATTAAATCCGTCTCTATCAACGTTATTTTCAAACTTAAGATATTGAAGAAGTGATCCTGTATCATCTTTCCAATCAATATCACCATCGCTGATATTTCATTTTACCCAGTCTCTATACATTGCGGAGCTTTCGTAAGCTAAATAGCTATCAGTTCCTATTGGAATATCAGG